TAAACTGATTGAAGCACTTGCCCGGTTTAGCGCAACCGCAGTTGTACCGATGTAAACCGTTGAGTTTCCTAAAACTGAGCTTGGAATCGTACCGCTTAAGTTTCCAGCAGTCAGACTTGTCAAACTCGCCCCAGATCCGCTAAACCCTGTTGAAGTTAAAACGCCCGTGCTAGGGTTGTACTGTAATTTAGTGGAACTTGTGTATTCTGTGGATAAGTTTCCGCTAGTCTGGTTAGCAAATAATGGGTATCTTGTGCCGTTAGTGGTCGTGTCATCCGTGACCGATGCGTAACTAACTGGAGTTGCCCATGTTGGGGCGCTTGAACCGTTAGACTGTAAAAACTGCCCGGTTGTCCCAGCTGCGCTGATTGCCATAGCCGAAGCGGTTGAATAAACAACTCCCCCAGCAATCGCAGTCAGGTTAGCGTTTGTGCCCCCATAACCCAATCCAATGACGTTACCGCTCCAAGAAACCGACCCTGAAATACTGCTTGCTGAATTAAAGTTTAAGGTCGCAGTACCCCAAGATGCCGTGCTTGGAACATAAGAATGTACGTCCCAAGTGCCGTTTGTCGTGCCATTAGTTAATAAGATTAGATGCGCTGCGCCCCCAGCTTGCAATGCTAATAACGATGTACTGCCATCATGGGCGTTAATCTGAACCGATGAATACGTTATGTTATTGTTAAAGTAAAACGTATCGCCAACCGTTAGGGTTGTCGCATCAGGCATATTAAACGTCTGGGATGTAACTGTCCCGTTAACGATTTGATACTGAGAAGACGAAATTGTTAAGTTGATCGGGGTAGAAGATGCGGTTGTGGTGGTTGTATTTGGAATAAAGTTATTAGCAAATACGTTTTGATTTGAATCCCGTAAAACGACAGAATTAGCCCCACTTGATGCCGTAACCCCAGTTCCACCGCTAGAAACCCCTAAAGTTCCTGCTAAAGTCACCGCCCCGTTTGTTGCCGTGCTTGGTGTCAACCCAGACAAAGACGTTTGGAATGTGGATACAAAATTACCCGATAACGCTGAAGTTGGGATGGTTGTTGAAGCAGTCATTGCCCCTGTACCGTTCCCGTAAACGTAACCAGTTAAAGTTGTTGCCCCAGTTCCACCATTGGACGGATTTAACGTGCCTGCAAGCGTTATAGTCCCGGTTGTAGCCGTGTTCGGGGTAAAGCCTGTTGTTCCCCCACTAAAACTTAAAACGCCCGTGTTAGCGATTGTGACCGCCGTAGAACCGTTGTAACTTGACCCAGATAACCCTGTTCCAATTGTCAAAGCATTGGGATTTACTGCGGTAATCGTTGCAGAACCACCCAAACTGATATTGCTACCATTGATCGTAATTGAACTGTTTGTCAGCCCAGAATTAGGGATTGTGGCGTTGATTTGACTTGGGGCAATGCTAATCGAGGTATTGGTTACCGATGTAACCTGACCCGAAGCGTTGGTAACGAACACAGGAACACTTGAAGCAGACCCGTAAGTTCCCGCCGTTCCAACAGGAGTAATACTAAAAGTGTATGAGGAAAGCGTTAAACCTGTGCCTGCAAAATAAGATGCTGCGCTTGCCAGTTGTGACCATGTGACTGGGGTCGTTCCTAGCGTTCCACCTGTGGAAATGGTACAAACCCAGCCCGAATTAGCCTGTGTTGATCCGTTTTGTATAAATGTAAACGCTGAAATTAAGCTATTCCATGTGTTTGCATCGCTTGATCTAGCCCAAGTTCCTGAAGCAGCAACATAAATACCGTTTTCTGCTTGATTTGTCTGGTTTTTTACTAATACCCGGTCACCAACCAATGTTGTATATCCGTCAATGGTCTGTAATCCGCTCAGAGTGAGGTTTCCAGTAGAAGCACATTGACATTCAGCCTTGATTGCATATCCTTGAACGAACATATCAACATAGTTTTTGTTGACCAAATCAGTTGGGTTGCTCGGTGTCGTTGAAATAGACCCGGTTGTAGTCTGAATATTAGTAAAAACCCCAGTAGACGGTGTAATCAGCCCGATTGTGGTGCTGTTAATCGTACTGTTGGTTATGTTTAAACCGCTTTGTGATGGGTTTAAAGTCGCATAAAAAGGCTTTCCTTGCCCTATAAAAGTGTTAAAACTACCATCCAAATTAAAATATGCCTGAACGGGCAGGATATTTTGGTCGGACGTTAGGGCAGGAGCACTCATAATTAATATGGGATACAAGTCATAACTATCACATCACCAGCAGACATATTGGCTGCTAGTCCAGAAGTAATGCTAAAACCCGTCATAGTTACTGACGTTGTAGTGCTTGCGGTTTGTTGTAAAAACAAACCAGAACCATTAGTAACGTCATTGGCTAAACACATCCAGCCGTTTGGAGCAGCTGGAAGCGTTAAAGTACCTGAAGCAGCACCACCGCTACCAACCGTTACGGCAAAACAATTTGTACTTACGCCCTTGATTGAGGGTGCAGTTCCAAATCCGCTTGCAATAATAGGTTGAGTAGCAAAAGTGTTTACAGGAGTTGTGTTTGGGGTATTAGTAAATGCAACTTGATTGGTCATGATTGATCTGCCATCGGAGTTACATAAACCGTTGCTGTGCTTGTCCCACAAATAGCACTTACCGCAAATCCGTTAGGAGGTACGGCAATAACCATCGGAGAGGACATGGAAACGCCAAGCATGACCACTTGCTGGGGTGTCCCAGAAACAGGCATGACTGGAGTTGTAGGCGTTACGGAATTTAAAGCGTTAGCCTCAGAAATCGTAAGCGCCACAGGGTTAGCGGATGTGTTCAGGAAAGCACAGTAGTTAATTTGGTCGTTCCCTGCTGGGGTGACGGTCAAAGCACTAGAGGCAGTCGTTGAAACCGCTATTGCGTAAGATGGACCAACTGGTCTAAAAACGCTTGTATTTGCCATGATTAAACTGCCGTTACAGGAAGTGGACCTTCTGCACGGGTAATTTGAATAATGTACTGACCAGATGCAGGAACTGCTGAAGCGTTTGCAGTCAGGTTACCGTACTGAATTGTCAAAACGTTATTTGTCAGGCAATCTGCTTCGGCAATAAATACACCAGCAGTTTGGTTACCTACAACGCCTTGAACAACAATCAAATCAGTTGTCAGCAAACCGGGAACTGTATAGGTCACAGCTGAGGTTGTGTTGGCAGCCAAAGTATTGGAAGCGTTGGAGAATGTGGGAGATATATAGAACGTGCTTAGAGCATTTCCACGGGCTATTGTGGTAGATGGCATGATTTTTCCTTTGAAAAACTAGATTAATTGTACCGATAAAAACAGAAAAAGCCACCCCTTTTGGAGGTGACTTTCCCCATTTTTAGCTGCGATTAGCTGAAATCGTAGCCATAAACATATACGTCACCTGTACCAGTTGCGCCAGAGGCGGTTGTTACGTCTGCGTATAGAGTTTGGTTAGCGTAGGAAAGGCTGGTTGATGATGAATCAAGATAAGCTGTTCCTAATACTGAAGTTGACAAAGCAGCGATTTGAGCTGTTGTCAAAGCACCAAACAAACTTGAGGGTGAACCCACGTTTGTAGTAGTAATGCTCAGAGCTGTACTTGTGGATAAAGAAACAACTGAACCAGCGTTATTAACGTTAGTTACGATTAGTTCTTTAGGCAAATAAGCAGTAGTATTATTTACTGGGATTGGTGTGAAACCGACAGCATTCAAGTTAACGCCTTTAACTACACCAATCAAACGCAGGGCTTGGTTGGTGGTGACATTACTTGGATGTGCCGATACTGTGGTTGCTGGTCCTGGATTACTCATTTTGTGTTTCCTTTAAATAAGTTTAGGCTGCAATACGGCATGAGAGTTCAGGATAGAGCGGTGCCCATCCGTATAGAACGTCAAGTCGAGTCGGTATTGAATCGTTGTTGATGGTGTACTGCCTCACAACCCTCATGGAAAGTCCAATTTCTTTATCGCTTGCACGACCAGCAAAATGGACCCCCTCTGGCAGCTCGAGATCGGCTACGGCTAAGGTGAAAGCATTTCTGTGCATCATGATGTTTTGTGGTGACAATGTACCTGTGTTGTTGAATGGTGTTACAACAGCAGTAGTAGATGTAGAACCGATCACGATTGTGTTTTGGAACTGACCACCGATAATGATTGCAGGAGAAACAACGATGTTTGTTGCATTTGTACCTACTGTTGTAGTAGATTGAACAACAAAGTTACGCA